AGAAAAAGAATACATTAAAAAAAACGGTGACTTTGGCAGATCATATCATTCAACGCCACTTACAAATGATAATGATTTTTTAGATTTTAGAAATTACATTGGTCAAAAATCTTGGGAGTATCTAGATCATCAGGGCTATGACATGTCACAATATCAAACTATGTTTAGTGAATTATGGGTGCAGGAGTTTGCTAAAAAGGGTGGTGGACATCACTCAGCACACATACATTGGAATCAACATGTATCAGGATTTTATTTTTTAAAATGTAGTGATAAAACATCATATCCAATATTTCACGAACCAAAGACTGGTGCGAGAACAACTAAATTAAAAATGAAACCAAATTTAAACGGTGTATGGGTGGGTCACGAGCAATTTCATATCAAACCAAAACCAGGAACATTAGTTATATTTCCAGGATATTTAGAACATGAGTTCGCAGTAGATCATGGTAAAGAACCTTTTAGATTTATACATTGGAATATTACAGCTATTCCAAAAGAAATGGCAAAAGATGTTTAAAGTAGAAGATAATTATTTAGATATGGAACAACATCTTATTTTAAAAACAATTATGGAATCAAATGAGTTTCCTTGGTTTTATACTAAAGGTAAAAGCAAACCAACAGATAACTCAAAACTTTTTGATTATCAATTTAATCATATTTTTTATATAAATAATAATAGTAACTCAAACTTTTTTAATTATTTAAATCCTATTTTAGATAAGTTAAAACCATTATCTCTTATTAGAATAAAAGCTAATTTTAATCCAGCTTTAGAAAACATTATAGAATATGATTATCATAAAGATCAAGATTTTAAATGTAAAGTTGCTCTTTATTATCTTAATGATAACAATGGATATACAATGATAGGTAAAGAAAAAGTTTTAAGTAAAAAGAATAGAATGATTTTTTTTAATTCAGATGTAAAACATTTTGGTACTAATTCCACTAATTGTAATAATAGAATGGTAATAAATTTTAATTATTTCTAATGAGTTTTAAAAATAAAAAATATACAGTTATTAAACAAGCAATATCAAAAGATCTTGCAATATTTATTGCAAACTATTTTAGAATGCAGAAACAAGTTTATGATACTTGTAGACAGGCTAGGTACTTCTCACCTTTTGAAAATATACTTGGACACTATGAAGATCAGAGTGAACAGATACCAAATACATATTCTGCTTATGGTAATATCGCCATGGAAACTTTATTACTTAAATGTCAACCAATAATGGAAAAAGCTACAGGGTTAAAATTAGATCCAAATTATACTTATGCAAGAATATATAAAAAAGGTGATGAATTAAAAAGACATAAGGATAGATTTTCCTGTGAGATATCTACAACCATGAATCTTGGTGGGGATGATTGGCCTATATGTTTAAGCCCAAATGAGAATGTGGGCGCACCAGATGGTAAAAATATTACAGCGGCTAGTAAAGCAAAAGGAATTAAAGTAAATTTAAAACCGGGAGATATGTTAGTTTATAGAGGTATAGAATTAGAACATTGGAGAGAAAAATTCAAAGGCAAAGAATGTGTACAGGTTTTTCTGCATTATAACAATCGCAAGACCCCAGGAGCGAAGGATAATATGTTTGACAAGCGTCCGCATTTAGGTCTTCCTTCTTGGTTTAAACGATGATATAATTCTTAGATGGGGGCTGTGTCACCACCACATACCACGCAGCTCCCTTTTAAGGAATTTATATTATGTTTTTTGGCGGAACACAGTTTGCAGGAGCACCTTTTGGAGACTCAGGATTTAACCCTAATGCATTTGTAAATGTAACTGGGTCTAGAATTAATGAATCAACAGGCACAGTAGGTTTAGTAGGTAACGCTAATTTAAGCGTCACTGGTAATAGACTTAATTTTACAATAGGTAATGTAACTATTATTGAGGGTACAGGCGTTATTGTATCTGCAGATGGTAGTCGTATTAATGTATCGAGTGGTGATCCAACTATTGTTGCAAAAGCAGTTACTGCTTTAACAGGATCAAGAGTAAATCTAAATACAGGCACACCTACATTTGCATTTAAATATCCTGTAACAGGATCTAGAATAAATACAAACACAGGCAGTGTTACAACAATTGGTAAAGCAACTATACTACCAAACGGTTCTAGAGTTGATGTAAGCACAGGATCTGTAACCATATCTGCCGATGCAAACTTATCAGTAACAGGAAATAGAGTAGATGTTGAGATAGGTAATGTTACAACAAAAGCAAATGCTACAGTAACTGTTACAACAAACAGACAAAATCTATCAACAGGAACTGTAACCATAGTAGCTAAAGCCACTGTTAGCCCAGATGGTAGTAGAATAAATATGGCGGATGGTTCAGTATTAATTAAAAAATGGGATGGAATTGTACCAGGTGCTACTCAAACTTGGACACCAGTACAAACATCACTAGGATAAAATTATGTTATTTGGAGCAACACCTTTTGCAAATTCACCATTTGGCGATCCAGGCGGCGTAACAGTCTTTGTTAGTTTAACAGGGAACAGAGTAAATGTAAGCACAGGCACAGTTGGAATTACAGCTTCTGCAAGAGTATTACCTAGTGGTAATGAAATAGAGATATCTATTGGTAATATTACTGTTAGAATTGATAAAAGAGTAGATGTAACGGGGGTGAGAATAAACCTTGCAACAGGCACTGCTTCTGTGATATCATGGAACCCGATAGTTCCAGGGGCAACTGGTACCTGGGTACCTATTGACCCGGATAATCCGTAGGAGAAATATATGGCATCAAGCACGTCAAGTGATTTAAAACTAGAACTAATAACAACAGGTGAAAAATCAGGAACCTGGGGTACAATTACAAACACCAATTTACAGATATTAGAACAAGCGTCATCAGGATATCTATCCTTAGATGTTGGATCTGGTGATGTAGCATTATCTTTAGCAAACCATGCTACAGCAAATGGTAAGAATTTATATTATAAATTAACTGGCACACTAGCTGGAAATAGAGCAGTCACTATGCCTGACTCTGCTGAAAGAGTATTTATTGTGGAGGATGCCACAACAAGATCAGCTTCTAATTTTACATTAACAGTTAAGACTGTATCAGGGACCGGGCTAACATTACCTGTAGGATCTACAACAGTTTTATATTCTGATGGTACAAATATTACAGGTAAATTACAGACTAAAGGATATTACACACCATCTGCAACCTACACCACAGTAAACGGTGATCAAATTTTAGTTGATACATCTGGAAGTGGTATTGGAACTGCGATCACAATAAACCTACCTGCTTCACCTGCTGTCGGAAATGAAGTTACATTTATTGATAGTGGTAATAACCTTGCATCTAATAATCTTACAGTCGGTAGAAACGGACAACCAATAAATGGTACTGCTTTAGTAATTTCAACAAATGCTGCAGCTTTTACATTGGTGTATGCTAATGCATCTAGAGGCTGGGTGTTTAAAGATAAGATATAGGAGCTAATACATGGCTCTACTTGACTTTCAATTCTTACCTGGAATCGATAAACAAAACACAACTGTTGGTGCTGAACAACGTTGGGTTGATTGTGATAATGTAAGGTTCAGATATTTATTGCCAGAGAAAGTTGGTGGTTGGTCCTCATTAATTACAGATACAATAGTTGGTGTTGCTAGACGTCAGTTTGCATTTGTTGATATAGCCGGTAATAGATATGTTGCTATAGGTACAGATAAATTTTTATTATTATATTTTGAAGGTCAGTTACATGATATCACACCTGTAAAAGCAGCTTTGTCTGGAGCAACAATTGCAACCACAAATGGTTCAGCTATTTGTTCTATAACTAAATCTACTCACGGTTTAGTTGCAGGCGACATCGTACAATTTAATAGCGTAACTTTACCAAGTGGTACAGGTTATTCTGCATCTGATTTTGAAGATAAAAATTTTCAAGTAACCTCTGTTACATCTAGTTCTGTTTTTACAGTCACACAAAGTTCTAATGCAACAGGAACGGTATCTACGGGTGGTAGTATAGAACTTATTCCTTACGAACCAGTAGGTCCTGCTGCACAATCATATGGTTATGGTTGGGGTACAGATACTTGGGGAGCAGGTAAATGGGGTGAAGCATCATCTGCAGATGAAGTAACACTAGAACCAGGGTTATGGTCATTAAGTAATTTTGGAGAAGTATTAGTTGCAACGATTGCAAATGGTAAAACATTTACATGGAATGCTGGTGCCACTAATCCATTAACTGTAAGAGCATCTACAGCAACATCTGGTTTTGCAACTACAAATAATCCAACAGCAACTAGGGTAACACTTGTATCACCAACAACACGTCACTTAATTCATCTTGGAACAGAAACAACAATTGGTAATACAGCAACACAGGATGATATGTTTATAAGATTCTCAGAACAGGAAGATATTAATGCATATACTATTACAGCAATTAACACTGCTGGTTCACAAAGACTTCAAGATGGCACAAAAATAATAGGTGCTTTAAAAGCAAAAGAATCAATTCTAGTTTGGACTGACAATGCATTATATACCATGAAATTTGTTGGTGGAGATTTTGTATTTGGTTTTGAACAAGTTGGTACTAACTGTGGTTTGATAGGTAAAAACGCAGCTGTAGAAATAGATGGTGTTGCATACTGGATGTCACCAAATGGTTTCTTTGCATTTGATGGTACAGTTAAATCTATACCATGCTCAGTTCAAGATTATGTGTATGATCAAGCTGATACTACAAAAGGACAACAAGTATATGCAGGATTAAATAATCAGTTTACAGAAGTAACTTGGTATTATCCGTCAACAAACTCAGAGTACAACGATCAATATGTTGTATATAATTATGGAGAAAGTAATCCTAGAACAGGAACTGTTTGGTATATAGGAACAGAAGCTAGAACTACTTGGATTGATGCAACCGTATACCCTACACCTTTTGCAACTAAATTTAATGATAGTGCATCAGGTACATTTCCGGCCATTGTTGGTGAATCAGGGCTCGGGCAAACTACATTATTTGAACATGAGATAGGCACAGACCAAGTTAATCCTGATGGATCTACAACAACTGTTACATCATTTATACAATCATATGATTATGATCTACAACAAAGAATGAGAGGTCAAGCGTATCAAGTAGCAGGAGATGTATTTTTAGCTGTAAGAAGATTTTTACCCGACTTTAAAGATTTAGCGGGTAATGCAAAAGTTACATTAGCTATTAAAAGATACCCTTCAGATTCACAAACTACAACGTCTTTGAGTCCATTTACAATTACCGCAAGCACTGATAAAAAAGATACAAGAGCACGCGGAAGATTTGTAAATATAAAAATAGAAAATGATGCTGCATCTGAGTCATGGAGATTTGGCACATTTAGGCTAGATGTACAACCGGATGGTAGAAGATAATGGCTAAAATAGTAATTAGATTACCAGAACCAAAAGAAGAGTATGATA